GGCGGTGGGGGCGGTGGCTCTGCTGCTGTGGCTGCTGGTCATGGTGAAGGTGGAGTGCCTGGCCCTGAAGCCGGATATGGTGGAAGTGCTGGTACACCTGGTATGGGTACGCCTGGTATTGGTGCGCCTGGTGTTGATGCTCCTGGTGGCCCTGGCGTCGCTGGCCCTGATGGCCCTACTGGTAGCGGTCTCGGCTTTAACACAATGGATGCCCTCAATACCTTTGGGCTCATAACTGGCGTCACCGGCAATCCGGTGGCTGGTCTTGTTGGTGCAGGCATTGTCGGGGTTGTATCTGGCTCTGATCCAGGTGTTAGTACTGGTGCTGATATGAGTGGCGATCCGACTGGTGGAAATGTTATCGGAGGGCCTGACCCTGTGGCTACAAAACGACAGATCCGAAGAGCTGGGCTTGCTAAAGACAAGAAAGCTGACGACATGGATGGTAGTAAGGGTTCATTAAAGGATGTAATCCCGGACGCAAGGAAAAAAGAAGAAGAGAAAGCTCGAAAGAGACCACAAACAATATTAACTTCTCCGCTTGGCCTAAGATCAAAGCCCAGTATACGGAGAGCAACACTACTTGGAGGGTAAGGCATGTTTAAAGAGATATTAGAGAAAATCAAAGACTGTGTGTTCACAACGTATGATATTAAGATCGATTTTGAGATCACACGGTTATTTATTGGAATTGTCCTCGGCTTCATTCTTACGACTGCAATCATTGTGTCGTATATCTAATGTCGAGGTCAAAAGGAATTTGGGTTAGGTGCAAACACTGCTCTTATGTATTTCAAGCCCTTGTGTTAAAGACTGCATGCCCGAAATGTAAAACTTATACGACTATCGGGCTTAAGACAACAGCTCGTAGAAACCGTGGTGCAGTCGTACTTATACCTTAAAGGAGAGATATGGAACAACAGAAGATCGACACACTCATAAGCGAATATTCCATACTCAAGGCGAAGCGTGATGATATGTGTCTTAATCAGCACATGGATATCCGCGACTACATCCTACCCATGACTGGGCAATTTGCGAACCATGACCAAGACGGAGACAACCCTCGCGACTGGTCAAATATACTTGACAACACTGGTGGACGTGCTGGCCGTGTTCTTGTCGCTGGGATGCAGGGAGGGCTTACCAGTCCTTCGCGTCCTTGGTTTAAGATAGGTCATCAAGACGCATCACTCATGCGACATCAGGAAGTCAAAGCTTTTATGCAGGAAGTCGAGAAAAGGATGTATGCCGTGTTCGCTGCGTCGAACTTCTATAGCGCGGTCAACATGGTGTACCGTGAAGAAATGGGATATGGTGCAGCCGTGATGCTCATATTTGAGGATGTTCAATCAGTAGTAAGATTTTATACTTTGACTGCTGGTGAATATTGTATAAGCCAAGATGACCGGAGAAAGGTTGACGGAGTATACAGGACTATTTATCTCAATGCCTCACAGCTTGCCATGAAATTTGGAAAGAACAAGCTCCCGCAAGATATCAAGCAGGAGTTAAGCAAAGATGGCCGTGGAAATCCTTTTAAGGTTTACCCAGTGGCTCACACAATAAGGAACCGGGACTTCTATAACCCACAGATGATTGACAGGCTTAGTATGCCTTTCAGTTCAACCTATGTGTTAGAGAATGAGAAGGAGCTTGTCTCTGAGTCCGGCTTCAGGGAATGGCCTTGTGCTGTGCCTCGGTGGACATTAACTGGTTCTGACCCTTACGGCAATGGCCCTTGTGCTGAAATACTTGGTGACGTTAAGTCACTGCAAGAACTTGTTTACGACAAGTTGATGGCCCTGTCGTTAATGATTAAGCCGCCTATGAAAGCACCCTCTGGACTTAAAGGACAGGTTGGGAGTCTTGAGCCTGGCGGTGTTACTTATGGGGACCGCGCCGACATAGAACACTATGAAGCGATCTTAGACCTCAAACCGAACCTGGCACAGTTTAATCAGGATATCGGTGATCTTCGTCAACAGATACGTCAAGGACTGTATAACGATCTATTCCTTTCATTGATGGAGGAAAAAGGTCAGATGACAGCAACAGAAATTGCGGAACGACATGAAGAAAAGCTCCTGCTCCTGGGTGATGTTATCGAACGACAATTTACTGACCTTCTCAATCCATGTATTGACAGAACATTCTCAATCATGCTGCGTAATAAAATGATACCCCCTATACCTCAAATCCTCATAGATGCTGCGCCTGAAGGCTCACGCTCGATAGGGCTGAAGGTTGAGTTTGTATCATTGCTCGCACAGGCACAGAAGCTTGTAACAACTCAAAGCATCCGGGCCGTAACTGGGTTTGCTATGGAACTAATGGTAGGTAAGCCCGATGTACTGGACAACGTTAACTTTGATGCTGCTATCAATGAATACAGTGACAGCGTGAGTGCGCCGCCTAACTTGATGAACAGCGAGGAAGACGTGACCAAGATCAGAACGGTTCGACAACAGCAACAAGCGGCACTCGCCCAACAGGAACAAAAAGCGATGGCTGTTGATAATGCTCAAAAGCTTGGTAACACAAGCACAGAAGAAGGGACGGCATTAGCCGAACTTAAACGAACCTTGGAGGGATAGATGCAAAGAGCACAACGATATATGGGTAAGCAGCCTATTACACAGGGAGACAAAACGTCAAAGCTTCATAAGGAATTGAGGCAGAAGGCACTGGAGGCACTCAAGAAGGACTACGAGGACGTCTTTAATGGTAAGGCTTCTCAAGAAGTAGCACAAAGAGTTCTGTTCGACATGCTTAACTATTGCATGATAAATTCTATTGTGATGACCGGGAATTCATGGACGTATTTTAACGATGGTAAGCGCGACGTTGGGCTTCGTATTAAAGCCCTGGTTGGTGGTGACCTACGCGCTGCCTATGAAAGACAAATGGAGGTAGTCGTTGAATAATGGCAGATAAAATAGACCTGGCACTTATGCGAGTTAAGTATGCTGCATATAGAAACAAAATGAGGAAGTCCGGGAAAGTTGAAGACACGATAGGCTTCAAGGCTTGGATGAAAACAAATAAAACCAAACAAGAATAAGCAAGGAGAAAAATAGACATGGCCGAAGAGAAAATAGATCAAAATAGTGGTGGTAGTGGTCAACGAGACCCTGACCTTAATGAAGCCGATGGTTCACAGGGAGATCCAAACCTTAATAACGGGGCTGCGGGTAACTCGGGTGGAGCTGGCGACGGCGATGGTGAAGCGATTGTAAGTTTTATCGACTCAATACCGGAGGCAGATAGAGAAGAATTCGGAGACTTTCAAGGAAAGACTGTTGATGAGTTCGTAGCGCACTACAAGACACTTCAAGATGGGAAGATCACTGTCCCTGATAACTATGAAGCACTTGAGAGCATCGAGATCAAGAACCAAGGTAACTATGACGCTTTAACTAAGTTCTGTAAAGATGACTTAGGGCTGACACAAGATCAGTTTGCGAAATTACTGCCTGCTATGGTTCAAAGAGATCAAACAGTGTTGAGCGAATTCGAGAAGTCAGTAACCGACATGAACGACGCTGAGTTGGATAAGGTACTTGCCGAGAGCGCAGAAACATGCAAGGCTGAATTGACTCAAGAGTGGGGCGGTGACTATGAGAGGAAATCGGCTGCTGCAAGTGGGCTTGTTAAAGCCCTTTCTGATGATGACTTCGTTGACTACCTTGCTGAGACTGGCCTCGGAAATGACCCCAGGATGCTCAAAGCATTCTATAAGCTATCGACCTTCATAGCGGAGGATAACTTCGTTGACGGTGCGATTGGAGAAAACGATGTGAAGCGTGATCCACAAACGGGTGCGCCCATGTTGAAATTTAATAAAATGGATTAAAGGAGTTTAACCAACTATGTCAACATTAACAAGTAATACCCAGCTCACCCTTTTGGAGCTGGCAAAGCGGCTTGACCCTAAGGGTAACGCTGCTGTAATCGCTGAAGTGCTGAACGAGACTAACGAGATCATGTTCGACGCTCCCTGGTCTGAAGCAAACAACATTTTCAGTCATAAGACTACAAGGCGACTGTCCTTGCCTTCCGGGTCTTGGAGAAAGTTGAATGCAGGTGTCTCTGCTGAAATCTCCACGACTATCGAAGTCACTGAAACGCTCGGTATGCTTGAGAGTTATGCCGAGAACGACAAAATGATAATCGACGCATACCCCGACAAAGGCTCTGGCCGCATGCAGGAAGTAAAGCCCTTCATTGAGGGGATGGGCCAGGAACTCGCACAGACCATGATCTATGGTTCGACTATTACTTCCCCGGAAGAGTTTGACGGACTGGCAACAAGGATGAATTCCCTTGATGCTGACGGTAATGTTATTGGACAGGGTGGGACTGGTTCCGACGTTACCTCTGTGTATATCGTACAGTGGGGCTTAGACAAGGTGCATATGATCTGGCCGAAGGGTTCTAAGAACGTCGGTATAGTTCACAAAGACCTCGGAGAGAGAACTAAGGTTGACTCGAACGACAAAATGTGGCAGGTATACCGTGACCATTTCAAGTTCAGTGGTGGAATGGTATGTAGGAACCCCCGCAACATGGCACGTATTGCGAATATCGAGACCTCTGGAACTGCGAACATCTTTGACGAGGACAACCTTATCAAACTGATGAATCGGATGCCGCAACGTGGTAAGGGTGCAAAGATTTACGCCAATCAGACCGTGATTACCCAAATGGAAATCAAACTGAAAGACAAAACCAATGTGAACTTCACGCCTGCAAAGGGTGAGGGTCTCGCTGGTGAGCCTGTGATGTACTTCAGAAGTTGTCCGATCAGACTGGTTGAGCAGATACTCGACACAGAGACGGCAATAAGCTAACCAACTGGGGGAGCAATCCCCCGGTACTTTGAACTAAACTGGAATACAAGCTTTTATAAGGAGTAAGAAAATGATCTTAGATAGTAAACTTGAATTTAGTGACAGTCAGGATATAACTGGTAATGGTGATGTTGTATTGGATTCTGAAAATGTAGTTGACCTTGGTGCCGACGGGAAAGATGCCTTTGGTGATGCTAAAGGTAACGCCTTTAGGACAATCACCTGGTATTGTAATTGCAGTGTAACTGTTGCTGGTGACTCAATCAGTGTCCAGCTTGTGACTGCTACGGCTACAGACCTTTCTACTGGGCAGGTGGTTCTTGCCACTAAACTTTTTGCTGATGCAACGGCTGCTGGTACGAAGTTTTCTGCCATTGTGCAGGCTCGTGATCTCCACCGCTACATTGGGTTACAGTATACGAACGGTGCAACCGCAGTTACCGCTGGTTCTTTTGATTCTGGCATGATACTGGGTTACAACGATTCACTATTGGCTGACAAGTAATCAATCTTCCAGGGAGTCAATTAAGGCTCCCTGGACTAACCTCTAAGGAGAAAAAACATAGATGGGAAGAAATGATAAGGATGATTTCCTGAAAGAGAGTAAGGTTAAAGAAATCGAGAAGGAGATAGAAGTCGAGGAAAAACTCCCTCAAGAGTGGGTATGTGTAACCGACTGTTATTGTTCAGACGACGGTGACCCGATGCGACAACGACTGTGGCATTCTGGCGACGTGTGCTGGACAGCTAATAAACCGTCGAAACACTTCACGACTCGTGAACAATACAATAAAGGTTCAGATGGCCGGAGCAAATACTTTGCTCTTTATGTCAAATATAATGGCATAATGACCGAAACGATCAGGGCCATGCCTGCTAATGTGCTCAAGGCTCTTGTTGATCAGAAGAAACGAGAGTACCTGAGGAAACAAGCTACATCAAGCTAAACCCAAAGGGGGCTTGCCTCCGGGTGAGCCCCTTTAATCTTTTCTATACGAGGATGTAAAACATGGCTTCAAACGACTACGACATTGTAAACCTGGCACTTATAAGGCTGGGGGCAAATACGATAACGTCATTGAGTGACGGAAGCAGAAATGCTAACGCTGCCAATACGATATACGAAATAATTAAAGATGAAGTCCTTCGATCTTTCGACTGGGGCTTCGCGAAACGGAGAGCTTGGCTTGACGAGAAGACACCGAATACAGTTGTCATAACTGACGTTACAGCTGCGAACCCTGGCGTCGTGACCTATACCCATGTCGGAGTTAATGACCCATCTAACGGTGACAAGATCGAGATAGCTGGTATCGTCGGCATGACTGGCTTGAATGGTAATCAATATGTCGTCGATAACGTGGACACTACAGCCGAAACCTTTGAGCTACTCGACACTGACACATCAGCAATGGACGCCTATGTGAGCGATGGAACTGCTGAGCGTGTTGTCCCTGCTTCAAGCTTTTGGGCCTACTGTTACGATAAGCCTACTGATTGCCTGGCCGTAAGAATGGTTAATGACGACCCGAACATAGTCTTTGAAGTGACTGAAGATGGAATCTATTGTAATGAAGCGGATATCCAGATCACGTACACAAGGCAAGTCACGGATGTCAGTCTGTTTGATGTGACGTTTACTTCAGCCCTTGCTGGGCGACTTATGGGTGAGCTTGCAATACCTATCAGTGGCAGTAAGAAGAAAATGGAGCTGGGCTTTGGTATGGCTCAAACACTTATAACTAACGCAAAGACAGGCGATGCCAAAGAAACAAAGGACGCGCCTTTTGATAATAACCCCTATGTTGATGCAAGGAGATAATTCATGTCCGAACTTATAGACTATCAACAGTCCTCATTTAACGCTGGGGAGCTGTCGCCACTCGTTAAAGGCCGTGAAGGTCTTGAGAAGTTCAGGAGTGGATTAAAGCAGTGCGAGAATGCCCTGGTGCTGGCTCATGGCCCGGTGACGGCTCGTGGTGGGCTTCGGTATATAGGCGAGGTTAAAGACTCGTCTAAGGAAGTAAGGCTGGTTCCTTTCGAGTTTAACGAAGATCAAGCTTATATTCTTGAAATGGGCAATGGGTATATGCGGGTTTGGATGGATGGTGGTCAAGTTGTAACGCCTGATGCCGAAACGGTTTTTCTTTGCCACTTTAACGGCGACGATGGAGATATTGATTTCCTTGATAAAAGTGCGAATGCTCATACCGTAACGCCTATCGGTAACGCACAGGTTGACACCGTTGATCCTGTTTATACATCTGGCGATGAAGCTGGTAACCTATTGCTTGATGGCACCGGTGATTGCGTATCAATAACAGATCATGCTGACTTCGCGTACGGCACTGACCCACTGACTATTGATTTATGGTTCTATCTTGACACTGTTATTGGTGGAAAGTGTTTGTATTACCAAGAGGACACGGCTGGCGACGAGAACTGGATTGCGTTATGGGTTGATCCAGACACCGGCATAGTATACTTTGCTTACTCAAATGGTGGCACAGCCGGTCAAGTTGCATTCACTTACTCGCCTGGATTCGCAATAGACACATGGTATCACCTTGCCTTAATACGAGGCTGGGGGGACAATGTTAACGACTGGATGGTTACAATCAATGGTGCTACTTGTGGTAGCGCACAGACGCATAATATGATATTACCTGACTACGGGGAAGATCCATTAATAGGGGCAGCAAATAGCGATGCCTTTATACCAGACAATTCAGCCTCTAATCATAAGATGACAACTATCGGAAACGCTAAGGTGTCCATAACGCATAAGAAGTGGGGTAGCGGGTCTTTATACTTCGATGGGGCTGGCGACAGTCTGACGGGAACGGATCATGATGACTACGATGTGCAAACTGACTTTACCATTGACTTATGGGTAAAACATTCAGACCATGTCGGTGACGAAGGTTATATATGTCAAGCCGAGGGCGGTAATAATTTATGGAGATTCCTTCATAGGGACGGCGCAGGCCTGTGTTATCATATGAGGACTGGTGGTGTGACTGTAGTGGGCCTTTCAGGTGGGGAAATAACTGATACTGATTGGCATCATGTAGCTATGTGTAAATCTGGAAATTTATATGGACTGTATCTTGACGGAACCCAAGTGGCCTATACCTCAGATTCAGATATAGATACATATGCAGCTATAATTAGAGTTGGCACTGCTGTAGATAATGCTGGTGGCGCAATGGATTTTAAGGGCTACATGGATGATTTAAGATTAGATCATAGCAACCATTTCTCTGCCACACCTACTGTTGGACTTACCGATACGATAACGGTTCCAACAGCAAAACATGTCGCTACCTCAGATACAGGATTATTACTGCGCGGTGATTTTATGGATATGGACGGCGGGATTGATGAGCTACGAATAAGCACGGCGACAAGATGGACTGAAGCTTTCACTGTAAACACTCAAGAATATCCTGGGGCTGGTGGATCAACTCCTTATGAGCTGGCTTCAACGCCCTGGACTGAAGAGCAAGTCAGTGCTTTAAAATGGGCTGGTGTTGGTGACATTCTCTATGTGGTACATCCCGAAGTTGCTATTTACAAGATATCAAGAACAGGCCATGATGTCTGGACTTGCGATATCGTTGACTGGGATAGCCCTCCGTGGAAAGAAATGAACGACTCTGCAATAACCCTTGATCCCGCTGCTGTCACTGGGTCTGATATCGCTATCGTTGCGAGTGCTGCATTTTTTACATCAAGTCATGTCGGTGCTTATTTTAAGCAGGCAAATGGTTTTTATTTAATTACAGCCGTAACAGATAGTACAAATGCTGTGGCTGATATTAAAAGCAACCTTGACGACCATGTCGCAACTGCTGATTGGTATATGTCGGCATGGAGCAGTGCTGACGGATATCCTTCATGTATCACATTCTTTGAAGATAGACTTTGCTTGTCCGGTGCTGCCGGTGAACCCACGAAGGTTCGTTTCAGCGAGACAAGCGACTATGAAAACATGACAGTCGGTGTAGCTGACTCTGACCCTATGGCTTACCAACTTCTTTCACAGAAGTACAATAAGGTTCTATGGCTTGTCGGTGGTAAGAAGCTTTTTATTGGAACTGCCGGGGCTGAGTTCTGGATGTCAGGAGCGGGTGTTAATACTCCTATCACTCCGACATCAGTGTTGGCTCGTAGGGAGTCAACAATAGGTAGTGCTGATATTCAACCTACAACAATCGGTTCTTCTCTTATGTTTATACAGAGGGCAGGACGGACAGTCAACCTCTGGAAGTACGAATACGTGAACGATAGTTTTGAGGCGACTGACTTAGGTATACTTGCAGAACACCTTATGAAGGATCATGCAATAGCTGACATACAGTATGCACAAGACCCTGACCATATTGCCTGGATTTTAAGAACTGATGGAAAACTGCTTGGCCTGACTCACATGGCAGATCATGATGTGACCGGATGGCATAAGCACTACACGTCAGACAAGACTGCTGTTGGAGATATCGAAACCTTTGCTGTAATACCTGGTACAAGTCAAGGCGTAGCAATGGATGAAGTATGGATGGTGACAAAGCGAACGATTAACGGGGCGGTTGCTCGATATATCGAGATGCTGACTCCAAGGTTTGGTAACTTCGATTTAAAGTATGCAATGCAGACAGACTCATGCATCACTTATATTGGTTCACCTGCGACTGTATTCACTGGTGCTGACCATCTTGAAGGTGAGTCCGTTAATATCCTGGCTGACGGAAAGGTCTTTAATGCAACCATATCAGGTGGGGGGTTTACCCTCGCGACTGCTGCGTCTGTCGTTACTGCTGGATTACCTTATACCGTAACGATTGAATTCTTAGTTGCACTTTTGACTGAGTTGGTAAAGGGAGTCACAACGGCTAAGAGGAAACGGATTGTCGAGCTGCTTGTTATGATGCATGAAACTTGTCAGTTAAAGTATGGTGTAGATACAACTCATATGTTTGACTTGTGGAATGCGGCTGGTCTAACCGATAACGCTTTAAATGACAAGTATGCCAAGGTCGAAGTTGATGGAAACCCGGAATACGAACCGACACTAATGTTGAAGCAGATACACCCGTATCCCTTCACGTTGCTTGGTATAGTTGAAACAATAGAGGTTGAAGACTAATGATAAAACACGCACACGCATTAAAAGGATGCCCAGATAAAACATATTATTTAAAACCAGATGGGCTATCCATAGACCGTATAAACAATTACAGTTCTTATAGAAGATGGGATTGTCGATGGTCTACACAGGAAGAACAAATAAATAATTCACGTGTAAAGGGTGGTTGTAAATTCACACAAATTCAAAAAGCTGAGATGAGAAATCTTTATCACGCAAAGATGTATTCGCAAAAAAAGATAGCAAAACTATATGGTGTTAGTTTCTCCCATATCAGCCAAATCTTGCGTGGTAGGTTAAGGAGGGTTAAGTAATGTCATACGTTGCCGCTGGTCTCGCTGCTGCTGGTTTTGCTGCTGATATGTGGTCAGCAAGCGAGCAAGATAAGGCACAGGATAAAAGCACAACTAAGACCAAGAAAGACTTAGCTGCATTATTTAAGTCAACAAAGAAACAACTTAGCTTCCAACGAGATATTGAACTCCGACAAATACGGAGAATAGGTAAACTCGTTAAGGGGGAACAGAGGGCGAGCTATGCTGCCGCCGGTGTCAAAGTCGATACCGGAACACCTCTTGAAATTGCAATGGATACAAACGCACAGATCGCAATGGATAGGCAGGTCATAAAAACAAGATATGACCTTGAAGTTGATGCAGCCCTTAGGCGGTCTAAGGCCGGTATGCCCCAGCAAGTACCGAGCACCCTTGGGCCTACTGCTGCAAAAAGCGGTTTAACACTATTGACCAGTGGTGATGAAAGTGGGTACTGGGGACTATTCGACTAAAAAAGGAGAATTAACAAATGCAAATACCAATATACAGCTCAAGGGAACAACTGGGAAGTCCTAAGACCTATCCGGTTAAGCATGAAGCTCCTGTTGATGACCCTTGGATGGACGTACTGAAACAAGGGCTTGACACTGTCGAAGGGATAGTTGCAAGGCGACAGCTTGAAAAAGACGAAGGTGAGACGACTGCTGCTATCAATTCTTACCGTAACATGATGCGACCTTACCTTATTGAAGAGAAGAAGCGACAAGGCTTTAATGCTGGAGGTTCAATAGAAAGGATTAGTAAAGCCCATACAGAGGTTAGCGGTAAACTAACAACTGGTATGAACAAAAGAGTTAAGACATTCTTTGAGAGACGAACTTCGGAACGACTGGTAAATACACAAGACAAGGTTGCATCCAGAGAGGCTACCGAACATGTAAGAGCAAGAGATGCTGCCGTCAAACAAAATCAAATTATATTCCTTGATGATATTAATGAGGGCATGAACGCTGATAAATTTAAAGCACGATTAGGTGAAATGACAAAGCAGGTCATCAATTCAAATATCGGTATGCCAAGTCAAGGCCTTGTGGTAATGCATGAGCAACAAGCTGTCAAAGCTTACTTGCTTGACGCTTCTATAAGAACGCCAGAACAGCTTCAAGGCTTGATGACTAAGTACAGCGAAGTTGTAACCCCTGAGTTTGAGCAAGTGCTGACTGATAGAACAGAAGGGGCAAAAGACGCAAGGCAGGTTGACGCTTTCCTTGCTGCGTCTGAAGGCAACGACCTTGATACTTCGATAAAATACATAGAGGCTCTGGCCGACGAACAAATCAGACCAGGTGCGAAGCGACAAGTCATTGATACCCTGCAACTACGAAAGGCAAAGAAAGAGAAGATCGAACAAGACGCTATCAATAAGCAACAGAAGGAACTCAACACAAAGGCCATTGATAACTTTATGGCTGGCAACTATGACGCAATAGACGGACTCATAAAACAGATGCCGGACGCTCCAAGTCGCATGATGTGGTGGAATAAATTACAGCTTGTAAAGAAGGACGCTGAGTCTTTCAACTATACTGACCCACAAGTGAAAGCTGGTGTGTTTAAGACTATCGTGATGTTTCCTGATAAGACGACAGCACAAAGCATTTTGCAACTTCATGGTAGCGGGTTGAGTACGAACGAGACAAAGTCAATGATTAGTTTTTTACAGGACATCAAGAAGACTGGCATTGACTCAAAGATGCAGTTGACCATAAACGAGATTGAAGAGCTGCGTAAAGACGGTCATCTTGGAGATAATGAATTTGAAGCAAGAGCAAAAGCAGACGAACTTATAAACGGAGCTGCTGAGTTTCAAAGGAGTAACCCAAAGGCCGACGTTTACCAGGACTACTATGAAAAAGTGAAAGAGAAATACACAAAAGGAAATCTTGCTAAGGCGTGGGATTGGCTAAAAGACAAGGTTGCTGACGACGAAGAAATTGAACAGACGGAATCTTCCGAAACGGAAGTGTCGGGGACTCCTACTAACGACGACGATGGTTCTTTCTAAAGGAGATGACTAATGAGATTAGAAGACGGACTGGAAATTTCAAAGCAATATGAAAAGACTGTTGTCATTCCTGAGTTAAAAGAGCCAGAGCTTGAAAAGGTATTGATAGCAGAGGGACAACAGGAGACTCAAGGGACAGAAGACCAAAGGCCGTTTGATATGCAAGGTTTTATTCCAGAAAAACCTAAAAAGTTTGATATGAACTCCCTGTCTCTTGACCAACAAAAAGAGATGGGTGAATCAATGCTCTATGGCTCTTTAATGAAACAAGACCCTAAGTCAATTCAAGAGAACTTGATTGAAGCACGAAAGACAATAAAGGCGATGCCTGTAGAAGTGTCTAACAAATTCAAGTATGCTTGGCGGCGTGGTGAGATAAACAATGAACTCAATTTACTATATCACAAGAAGCTGAACGGCGACGTAACTGGTGAGCTCGACATGATAGCCCTGGAAAGAGAGCTTGAAGAGTTGCCGGTATCAAAGGCTGACAACTGGTTCGATAAATTCAAACTTGCGACTGGTGAGATGTTGCCGGGAATGTGGGACGGTGTCACGGAAGGCTTGAAATATGCTGGTCTTGGTGCTGCTGCTGGTGTAGGCGTGGGCCTTATCACTGGGCCTGGGGCAGTCATAACAGGTAGCGTTGGTGTCACTGCTGGATTTATGAGTGGCACAGGGACTCATTCTTATCAAGTCGAGTCCGGTGCTGCATTTCGTGAACTAAGTCAGATGCGAGATGAAAACGGAAACCCTGTTGACCCTATGCTGGTGAAGATCGCTTCTCATGGTGTCGGTGTCCTTAACGGTGCGTTGGAACTCCTTCAGATTAAGAAGATGATTAAGGTCATTCCAGGTGGTAGTAAGCTGGTTGGAGGTATCTTTCGCAAAACCGCTAAGGAAATGATAAGCCCTAAACGCTTTCTAAGGCTGAGAACTTTGGGAGCTGGGGCCAAAGAGTTTGCCGGGACTGTGGCGACTGAGACCCTGCAAGAAGTGAGTCAAGAGCTTGTCAATATCACTGCTGAAGAGTTCTCGAAAAACTGGATGGATAAATATGAGGGCGGGAAGTTCACAAAGGCTGAATGGCGTGACATAGGAAATAGGCTTTGGGCTACTGCTGAACAGTCAATGTATGCCTTCGCTGGTATAGCTGCGCCCGGTGTCGCTGTGAAGACTGGTGGTCGTGTAATCGGAATCAGTGAGAAGAAAGCTTTTGATGTTACTGAACAAGAGAAGCAACTCGCTGCTGAAGATCAAGCGGCTAAGAGCGTTCAAGGCACTGAAGATAATATATTGAAAAGCGATCTTGTGCGACATCATGAGCTTGAAACTGTCCGTAAACTTGCGGAATCTAAGGAAGTGGTGATAAGACTTAATACTCCAAGAAGGCTGATAACTGAGGTGGTAAAAATAGATAAGACAGATGAAAGACCACCTATACCAACGTTCAAAAGCTCTGATGAGGTTGATACCTGGACACCAGTAGGTGCAAGCATAAAAGACATACCAGCATTAGAAAATGCTCGCGAGCAAAACCGTGTGAAACACAGGGAATTTACAGCTAAGGGTGATTTGGAAAACGCCTTAAGGTATGGGCAACAGGGGGCTTTTTATCGTGAAGCAATTGAGAACATCCAAGGTTTACATGGCGATAAGTTCAAACCGAGTGCTAAATACGAAGCCGCCATTAATGCTGACAAAACCATTAATATAAACGAAGTCAAAGTCGGTGAGCTAAGTCAAGAGACTAAGCAAGATCAAAAGGTGTGGGCTGCTACAAAGAAGGCTGCAAAGGAGGCTGTTCTTGTCCTTGAGAAAGAAGGTATTAACTTGAACAACGTTAACCTTAAGGGCCTGAAAGGTGAACAGAGAACGCTTGTAAAGAAAGCTATTGAGACCTTTGATAACTGGCGAAGGGTTGCTATTGAACGGGAAGCGCAAAGTAAAGTTAAGGGCTATGTGCGTGAACTTGGAAAGCAACTGACAAGGCGTGTCCCTTATGTGATTGATATTGGATACCGGGAAGCGATTGAGAGCCTTGTGCAAGAGATTGACCCAGCGTTCAGAAGTCCAAAGACCTTGCTTGATCGAAAGAAGTTTAAGAAGTGGGCTAAGAAACACCTGGAAGCTGCAAGGGAACTGTCTCCGAAATTACAGAAGACATTAGAACAGAAACCCCTTAATGACTTCACAGTCATTGACTTAGAGCTGATGCTCAAGGAACGGAAACGGCTTGAAGGACTCGGACGGCTGAAGACGAAGGAAAAGCAGAACCTAAAAAGCAGGGAAAAGAAAGAGGACGTTGACAAAATCCTTGAAACTATTTACAAGAACAAGGGCATTGTTGAAAAAAGTCTTCATGAGCCTGTTATCGAGTCTACGACTAAAGTGGTCAAGGGAGTGTTACATCCCATCAAGACTGTCAAAGCTGCAACTAAGTCTCTTGCTGCTCATGCTCTTAGACCTTCGCGACTGTTCGACTGGATTGATGGCCGACAGAACTTCAATGGGCCTATGAATAAGCTGTTTTATAATAAGGTTAATGTAGCAGAAAATAACATGCAAGAAAACTTAGTCAGTCGGCATGAGTCCGGAGCTAAGATATTCAAGGAACTGGATATCAAGTTGAAAGACCTTTCAAAGACTATTAAGATTGAGTCTATCAATTATAAATTTACCATTGACGAGATGATGGGGATTTATGCTGGTATGCAAAACAAAAGGTCTGAGGCTGCTATACGGTTCGGGAACAAGATCAGTGAAGAAGCAATCCAGGAAGTCCATGAGAGGTTAGACCCGAAATACAAGTCTCTTGCTGACTGGGTGATCGGTGAATATGAAACCCGTTACCCTGAACTAAGGGAAACCTTCAGACGTATCAGGAATGTTGACCTTGGCTATGAGCCGAACTACACTCCGATTATTCGACAGGGTTCAAAGTTCGCTAAGTTAGACCTTGCGAAAGAACTGCTCTATGCCTTCAACGTGAACCGGGCGCAAACTGAAAAGGGCTTTACAATAAGTCGTGTCGATATACGAGACGGAAACCAAACCCCTATCAGGATTAAGCTTTATGAAAACTGGCTAACACAGACGGCAAAGCAAGAGCGGTTCATTCATTTTGAAGAACTGGTGGGACAGCTTCACGGTGTCGCTCGAAACCCGGAATTCAATTCGACTATTCGGGAATACTACGGAGACGCGACGATTGAGGCTATCGACAATTACACCAACACGATTGCGAACCCGACATTTTACAAGGCGTTTGATACTATCGAGAGAACGAGTCAAACGTTAAGGCGAAATACCGCTATCGCTTACCTTGCTTTCAACGGAATAACAATGTTGAAACAGCTCCCCTCTGTCGCACTGTTTATGCACGAAGCGGGGCCGGTGCATCTTATGGCTGCCGTGAATGACTTTGTCGCTCACCCTATCAGGTCAGTCAAGTTCGTTCGGAACTCTGATATTCAAATGAAAAACAGAGCGATTGAGCGGGAGCTTGAAGAACTGAAAGCTGCAAAGAATGCGGGTTCAATGGCTAAAGATAAGGTAACAAAGGTCGGTATGGCTGGTATACGTGCACTTGATTCCATCGCTGTGAGCATAGGATGGAAAGCAGTGTATGACCGTTATGTGCAAGATCTCGGACATGACCAGGCGGTATTGAAAGCACAAGCTGCAGTATTGAGAACACAGCCTGCGGCTGCAACTAAAGACCTTGCTATGCTTTACAAAAAGAACGAGTTCTTAAACTGGGGGCTGATGTTTACGAACCAGTTGAACAATATTTTCAATATAGCTGCTTACGATATCCCTTCGATGGTTATAAAGGGTGAGTTCGTTAAATTTGTGGCTGGCATTGCTGGACTTGGTATCTCTGCAACTGGGATATGGATGGCAACAAATAAATCAATTCCTGATGACCCGGAAGACTTCTTGGCTGGTGTGAGAGATCAACTTCTTGCAAGTCTGCCTATGTTCGGAAAGGCCATTTCAGCTATGTTTGCTGGCAACTTTTTTGGAAGCGAAACTGGGCCTGAGCGCATAGTCAGATCAGGAGTTGAAATTGCTCAAAGGAAGTTCAAACCTTGGAATGTTTATGAGGCTATCGCTCTGCTGTATGGAATTCCTTACATCGGCATCAAGCGGATTATCCAGGCAATTAATGAAGGTGACCCTTCAAAGCTTGCCGGGGGTAAACCAAAGAAATAAATGATAAAGTTTAAACTGATAAATCTGCTGCTCATTGGCTTTTTAGCCAGTGGGTTGCAGGTCAAGATTTATAAAGGTGGTGAAAATATGAGAATAAGTAAACGAGTAGTAATTGATAATGAAAACCTCCCTTGACCCTGACGCTGTTATTGACGTAACTAAAGCTGAAATCCTTGACACACTATCCGGGATGTTGCGGATATTTTTAAGCCCGGTAAGCGGTTCTTAGCTCAAGGCGTACCCTATCAGACGCCGAAACTTTTAGTAACTGGGACTAATAAGAAGGGGGGGGGGAGAAAAGTCCATGAC